GGGGGCGGGAGCTCTTTGCGACAGGTCCAGACTAACAGCGATTAGCCGCTCCGTCTACGCCCCCGAACCTGCCCAGATGCGGAAACTTTCCCGGTCAGAAGCTCCCCGGGCGCCGGTACGACTGTCGGGTCCGCTGGCCGGGCTGGAAGATCGTCGCCCCCCTGGACGCCTGCCCCAGGTTCTCGGACTGCACCCACAGGTCCACCTCGGGGAGCCCCGTCAGGCCCTTGGCGAACAGCTCCAGAGGGTCGAGCACGGCGGCCACCGTCACGCCCTGGCGGGTGATGGCGGTCACCCGCTTGGGGAGGCGGCACGCCCCGATCGTCTCGGGCTGGCAGCCGAGGGCGAGCTGGCAGCCGAGGATGGCGGCGCTCATGACGCCCCCGATGGGCGGCTCCTCGCCGTAGGTGATCGTCAGCTCGTACGTGCCCTCCTCCGTCGGGGGGGCGTCTACCCGCTGGCAGCACGGCCACCCCTGCCGGGAGCCCGGGTCCGTCTCGTCGGGCAGCCACACGAGCTTGAAGCCGTCATCGATCCGCATGCGGGCGGCGTCCACGGCCACGCCGTCGATCATGGCCGTGACCTCGGTGACGGGGTACACGGGCAGGATCAGCTCGCTCCAAGTCGAGCACCCGCAGCTGTTCCACGTGGAACAACCGCAGAAGTACTGGCCGGTCGGCGCCCAGCGGTAGCGGTCGAGGCCCGTGCACGGGCGGACCGTCTGCTCACAGCTCCCGGACCAGCGGCGCTTGGTCAGGTTGAACAGGATGTCGCTGGCCCACTGGAGTGTGTCGCCGAGCAGCCCGGCGTCGAACTCGTAGTCGTCGCAGGGCGAGCAGACGTCGGCGAGGGTCGCCCAGGGTGCGCAGGTGCCCGGCATCGTCTCAGTCTCCCACGGTCACGAGCTCCGGCCCGGGAGGCGTTTGGGCCCGGGCCGGAGCTCTGGGACAGGTCTAGCTGGCGACGAGCTCGGTGTACCCGCAGACAGGCGTCGGGTAGCTCGCAGTCTCGATCCACTGGTGCACCCGGTCGCTGGTGGCGGGCCAGTCGTTGCCCGGGCCGTCGAACCAGTTGGGGTTCTCCACGGCCTGCCCCGAGAACACGGGCAGCAGGGCGCCGTTCTGATGGGTGTAGTCGCCGAGGCGCAGGTTCTGCACCCTCGGGTAGACGTGCCAGGCGTACGGGGAGTCCACGTCCAGGGCGCCGTTGTCGATGCGGAGAGCCCAGAGCTCGATGCTCACACCGGCACCCGTCACGATGCCCAGCGGCGGGGCGGCGAAGCCCACGAGGCCCCCGGCCTCCAGGACGTCTCCGCCGGAGATGGCGGCCTCCAGGTACGGGTCAGGGGTGCACAGGGTGAGGGTGAGGTCGAGGCGCTTGAAGGTGTCGGCGCTCCGGTAGTTCACGCAGACGCCACCGTTGGCGCCCTTCTCCTCGATCTCGTCACCGTCGGTGTAGACGGGCGAGACGGCCAGCGACGACAGGGCGTTGCTGACGATCATGGTGTCCGTGCCCGGAAGCGGGACGCCCGACAGGTCGAGCGCAGTCACCCGCATCGCAATGGCTTGGACCTGGGGCAAGCAATGTTCGGGCACAGGTCACTCCTTGATGGCGTGTTTGGTGGTTTCGGGACTATGGCACGTGGCGGGCGGGCCGTCACGTTGGGTGGTCGGTAGGCGGTCAGGGGACTAGGCAGGCCGCCAGGGAGGCGGCGTCGTGCAGGGCCTCGGTGATGGACAGAACCTCGGCGTGGGTGAGCCCCCGGTCGAACGAGGCGAGGTTCGACATCCGCATATCGGAGTGGCCCCAGAAGCCGTCGCTCATAGAGCCGATGCGAAGATCGTTTCCCGAGCCTGCGCCCGCTGTCTGAGTGGCACCCCAGCGGACGCCATCGACGTACATCTGCGGCTGGTTGTCCCCGTTGCACACGAGGGCGATCACTGCCACACGTCCGACGAGGTCGGCCTCGGGGAAGTAGCTGGCGTAGTTCTGAGCGCCATCCTGGGCGAAGATCACGTACAGGTCGCCCCCGGCGAGGATGAGCGTGAGGGCGTCACTGTTGGAGGACTGAGATACGCCGAAGGGGACGGGCGCCTCGGCTGTCGAGCCGGTGCCGTGCCATACGGTGATGAGCTGGAGCCAGATGAACGACCAGGCGGCCCCACCGCCCAGCGTCGCCTGAGGCTTGGGGATCGTGAAGCCCTGCCCGTCGAAGCGGATCGAGTTGCCGACCTTGGAGGTGATCGGCGCCTGGGCGTAGGCGGCGGTCCCCTGGGCGGCCGTGGCGTGGTTGCCGTTGCCCGAGGCGTCCTGGATCAGCCCCGAGGCGTCGTCCATGGGGTAGTAGGCGAACGGGGTCAGCGCCAGGATCAGCGTGTCAACGTCGTCGGCGTTCTCGTTGAGACAGAAAGGCACGTAGTCGCCCACGCAGCCCGGGCAGTCGTCCGGGTCGATGAAGTCTGACGGCAGGCACTCCTGGCCCTCGGGGCAGGGCTCCACGAAGTTGGACGGGAGGCACTCCTCCCCATCAGGGCAGCCCGGGCAGTCGTCAGGGTCAATGAAGTCGTCGGGCAGACACTCCTCCCCCGGCGGGCAGCCCCCTCCGCCCCCACCCTGCTCGTCCATGGTGAGGTCGTTCTCGAGCACGCCCCCACGGTCGGTGGAGGACAGGTCGCTGGCGGAGACGTCGCTCACGAGCCCGTCCCGTAGCCGCACACCGGCAGGTCGAGCTCGGCGGCGGCGTGGACGCACTCGGACGCCCACACGAGCTGTGCGAGACGCCCAGCCCGCACGGTGATCAGGTTCGTGCCGATGTTCATGGCGGCGGCCAGCTGCTCCCGGTCGTCGGTCGAGCTCGGGCGGACGATGACCTCGGCGAGGTGCACCCGGATCATCGGCGTGGCGTAGGCCCACTGCGTGTCCCCGGCGGGCTCGTTGCCGGGCCCGGCGCCCGAGTACCCGGCGTCGGCGATGACGGCCGTCCCGAGCGGGGTGCGCCACGTGCCGGAGTCGAAGCGGACAGCGTTCATGGTGACGAGGTGCATGAGCGCCTGGGGCGTGATGTGGATGAGGCCGGGCTGCCCGGCGAGGCCGGTGGCGAGGGCGGCCTCCAGGCAGCCGACGCCCTTGGCCACAGCGAAGGCGCCTGACGTGACGATGTTGGCGTCCGGGGCGCTCAGGTACATGTTGCCCAGCCCGCCGATCTGGCTGGCGACGCCCTCCCAGAGCTCCCGGGCGAGGTCGTACGACTGCTTGGCGTCGAGAGCCCGGCGGACCCGGCCGTTCCAGTCTCGGCTCATGAAGCCGAACGTGGAGCAGCTGTCCTCCGCCCACAGCCAAACGGGCTGCCCGGCGATGACGGCCGGGCCGTCTCCACCGTCCACCTCAGCCGTCGAGGTGGCGCAGATGACCGGCTCGGCGCCAGACGGGTCGCAGCCCTCCGGCAGGAACGTCCAGCCCTGCACGAAGCGGTCCCGGAGCTCGTCGGGGGTGTCACGGAGGAGCTGTTGGATCAGGCCGTATCGGGGCGGGTCGGCGGGGATGGCAGTGATGTTGGTCTGCGACTGCGCCACTCAGGCCTCCTGGCGGTCGGCGGGTACGGGTCGGCCCCGGGGGGGAGCCCTCCAGCTCTGGTCCCCCGGGGCCGTCTCGCCTTGGGTCAGCTACCCAGCGTGCACGGGTCGATGTCGATCAGAGCCGACGCCGAGCCGTCCGGGCAGATGTCGAAGATGAAGCGGTGGGAGAACTGCCCGTGGAAGTGGGCGGCCTCGAACGTCTCCGAGAACATGCGGTAATCGTTCGTCTCGATCAGGCCGCTGTCCCGGTAGATGCCCAGGTCCAGCGTGCCCCCGTCGAGGAACAGCCACGTGCCCTCGGGGAAGATGTAGCCGATGACCGTGGACGGCCACGGGTTGAGCGTCCCGTCGCCCTGCGCTCCGAAGCCCTGGCCCGTCTCGCCCTCCTTCATGAGGGTGATGCGGATGTTGAGGGCGGCGAAGAACCGATCCAGCGTGCTGTCGGCGACGGCCAGCGTCTCCTCGAGCGTCCCGACCGGCATCTGCCGGATCAGGTCGGCCTTCATGTTCTCGTAGATCCACTCCGGGAACAGGAGGCGCAGGGGGAAGCTCCGAGGCATCCGGTAGCGGTACCGCACGGCGGCGATCTCCCGGGCGAGCGAGGCCAGGATCGTCCGGACCGTGCCGAGCACCTGGCCGACGGAGATGTCGGTGGAGCCAGCGGCGATCTGGGTGATCAGGTTCTGCTCGGCGAAGCGGGCCTGCCAGACGGACAGCATCTGGGTCCACTCGGCGACCTGCTCGGGGAAGTACCGGGCCCGGAAGTTGCCGATCTCCAAGCACTTGGTGATGGCGTCAACGACCGTCTCCTCCTCCTCGGGGCAGGTCATCACGAGGCACGGCTTGACCGTCGGGTCGGTGGGGTTGACGTCGTTCGCCTCGGTCCACAGGTCCACGCCAGCCTCGAACTCGCTCATGACTGCCGGCGGGATGGTGCGGACACCACCACGGTCAGCGCCGAAGCGGACGAGGGCGTCCCTGACGGGGCGCTCGGTCGAGCCGACGAACGGGATGTCGTAGCGCACCTCGACCGGGGCGCAGATGCCCCCGGCGGCCGTGATGGCCTCGGCGCTGGTCACGTCCCTGATCTTGCGGCCGTTGCCCGTCTCGTCCCGGTCGAGGAAGCGGGCCGCCCCGAACGTGCGGGGAGAGGCGAGCTGGCCTGCACGGGCGAGCTTGATGTAGGTGGACGGGCCCCGGTAGCTCTCGCTGGCGGCCCAAGCCTCCAGGAACATGTCGGCGAGCTCCACCTCGGTGCGGACAGGCGCTCCGGCGTTGACCGTGCCGGGGGCGTTGGCGGAGGCCACGAGGCCCCACTCTGCGACGGAGCCGACCTGGCGGGCCGGGCGGGCCTGCGCACGGGAGACGGCCCGGCTGGCCGGGCGGCGGGCTGCCACACGGGACACCACAGGGGCAGAGCTCGCCGCAACAGGCTCCAGGGCCTCCTGCACGACCTCCTCGGCTTCTGCGACGACCTCGGCGATCTCCGCCTCGGTGGCCTCGGCCGCCTCGGCCTCGGGCTCCTCCGGCTCCGGCTCCGGCTCGGGCTCCGGGTCGTCGTCGGGCCCGGCGTTGAGGGCGGCGATGAGGTCGGCGGCCCGGGTCGCCCGGCCGTCGGCGTCAGCTGCACGCTGCGTCTGCTCGGCGACGATCGCAGTGCGGGCCTCCACGGCCTGCTGCACCAGCGTCAACGCCTCGTCGCTGTCGTCCGTCTCGGCGAGGGCCAGAGCCTCGGAGACAACCTCGTCCAGGAGGAGCGCCAGCTCCTCGTCGGTCAGTTCGGTGAGGCCCTGGGCCACACGGGCCAGAAGCTCGGTCAGCACCTGCATGGGAATCTCCTGTTTGCGTCAGCGGTCGGTTGAGACGGCGAACGGAGCAGGAGTCCCGGGAGCTGTGCTGCCCGGCGCTCGGCTGGGGGGCGTCTATGCGCCCCCCTGCTCGGTGTCAGCGGGGAAGGTACACCATGCCGGAGCGGTCAGTCACGGATGGTCGGGGGAAAGAGACGGGCCCGGGCCGTCTGCATGGCGGCGCCGTTCAAGTGGAGGGTGCGCCGGTCGATGGTCCGGAGGAGGGCCTCGATGCGTGCGAGAGCGGCGAGCTCCCGGCTGGTGGCCGTCTGGGCAGCGGCGTGCCTCTGGTTGCACTCGGGGCACGGACGCACCCTGTTGGCGCCGGTCAGCGCCATGACCGTCCGGCCGACCAGGTGCGCTGCGACGGAGGCGCCGTCGGCGAGGCTGTCAGCGGGGAGAGCGGCGGCGGCGATGGCCTCACGGCGGACCGGGTAGCCGGGCTTGTTGACGGACAGGATGGCGCACAGCTCCAGGCCCCCGTCCTCCGGGGAGAACGACCAGTCGCCTGAGGGCGGGACGCTCTGCAAGACGGACAGCTGCGCCAGGGTCACGTCGGGGCGGACCCGGCCGGTGATCCACGGGCCGAACGCCCCAGAGCTCGCTCGCACGTCAGCCCAGCCCAGCCCGGCCTCGGCGTAGTAGTCACGCACGACGGACGGGTGGGAGCGGTCCACGCCCGAGACGGGGTAGTGCGGGCAGCCGACCACCATGGCGCCCGTCGCCACGAGCTCTCCCTCGGCGGTGCGGGTCGAGCAGACCATGAACTCGGCGTAAGCCCGGGCGCTGTCGGGCGGCTGGATGCAGACGTCCTCCCGGCCTACCCGCAGGCACTCGCCCCACAGCGCCAGGTGGCCGAAGACGTGGCCCTCCTCGGTGATGGTCAGGGGCACGCCCCACCGCTCCCCAGCGAGGTCCTGTTGCACGAGGAGCGGGTCGCCGAACTCAGGCTCCGGCATCGTGAACCACGCCTTGGGCGGTCGGGCACGCCGGTCCGGGCGGGCTGCACTCGCAGCAACGAGGCCCTCCAGAGCGGCCTCCACGGTGTCCTCAGGGGCGGAGCTGTCGGCCGTCTCGGCCCCGGCCAGAACGATGTTGGCTCGGGCGAAGGCCGGGAACGGCGTCATGGTCAGCCCGGCGATGCTGTAGTACGTGAAGCTCCACATGGCCGCCTGGCAGAACCCGTCGTCGTCCTCCTCGATGCACATGTAGTCGGCGGTCGTGTCGCTGTCCGGGTCCACGCTCACGCCGAACTTGCGGCCCCCGAGCAACAGGCCCCGGGCGGTGCGCCCAGCCTCGGTGTCGTAGAAGCGGCCGGTGGCGTTCGGCTCGCCCGTCCCGGTCAGCTCGAACGACTGGATGAACCCGGCGAGCTCGGCGCCGAAGTGGCCCATCTCGGTGCTGGTCTGCAACATGAGCGGGACCAGGCTCGCCTCCGGGTCACGCCACCCCCACTTGACGTTCGTGAAGTCACGTTCCGGGTCGGGCTGCTCGTTGTAGGCGATGGCCACCTCGCCCGTCCACGTCTCCGGCAACAGGCCGTCAGAGCTCGGTGTTGGGGCGCCCTCGTCGGCGGCCAGGTCAGCCAGGAAGGCGACAGCCTCCGGGTAGGTGTCTCGCACGGCGAGGACGTCGTCGCCTGCGTGCACCTCCCAGGCGGCGCCAGCCTGACGGACGAGAGGGAACGGGGCAGGGGCAAGCTGCGGAGGCATGACCGGGAGCATACGCCCGGCGTCGGTCAGGAGGGAGGGACCTTGTAGCCGATCTGGGCGGACCCGGCCCGGCCCGAGTCGTCGTAGGCCTCCAGCCCGGCGGCGGCGTCGGGGCTGAGGGCCAGCGAGAACAGGACGCCCTCGTCGCCCGGGTACGGCAGCCGATGGTCGTAGCCCCCGAGCCAGATGTCGTCGGGGATGCCCTCCGGGAACGCCTCGCACGTCCCGACGGCGGCATTAGGTCCCCGGGCCATCCGGGCGCAGCTCATGCAGATCGGCGGGCCGAGACTCGTCATGCGATTCCTTCTGCGTGCTTCAACAGGAGCTTGTACAGGGCGGTGGCGAGAGGCCGGGGGTTGAGGGACAGGGTCGCCTCGGCGACGACCTCAGCCATGACCTCCCGGAGGTTAGTCGTGGCGTACGTGGACAGATGCTCCTTGACGTGGGCGGCCATCTCCGGCGGCAGCTTCGCCCGGCCCCTGCTCCGCTCCTGGGTCCGGCGGAGCTTGCCCTTGGTGCCCCGCACCCGGCGCCAGTCGGCCTCGATGGTGTCCTGCACGAGCTGATCCCAGGCGTCCTCGCCGAGCTTGTCTCGGGCGGTGTAGTCGATGTGATGGCCGAACTCGTGGGTGGTCGTGTACCGGGCGTGGGTGATCTTGCGCTCGGCGGCGCCCTCCACGTAGGCGCTCCACCCCGAGCCCGGCTGGTGGTTCCACGCCTCCCACGTCTCCTGGAAACGCTTCTCCTTGCCGTAGCCGTAGAACTGGCTGTTGAACGTGAGCTCCCGGGTGGCCTGATTGGCCTGGGCGTGCGTGTTGCTCCCGAGCTTGACGGTGTGGACGGAGCGGAGCTTGCCGGCGGTCACGGGGTGGGCTCGCATCATCCGGTCGAGCTCGTCGGTGACGTCGTTGGCGACCCGGGTCGACATGCCCGTGAAGGCGCCCTTGGTGTCCACGTTGGTGCCCCCGACGCCACCCCGGCCCCAGCGCTTGGCGAACTGTTCGGCGGCGGCGGCGGGCCGGTCGGCCGGGGGGAGAGCTGCCAGGCCCGACGTCTTGGCGCCCGGCGTGGCCTTGCCTGTGGGCTCGTCCAGGCCGAGGGCGAGACGGGTCGCCTTCGCCTCACGGGCGGCGGCCTGGCGGACACGGGTCAGGTCGTCGGCGTGGAACAGGCGCTCCAGG